TCGCCGGAGAGCCCAATGCAATGTTCTGATTGTCAACATTTCCATAGTGATTGCCATCGATAATAGGATACGTTTGTGAAAGCTCATAGTATATATCTTGGTTGGTGTCAGTTGGAACTGTTTCAAATAAAGATGGCTTTTCAGATTGCTGAAGAGTCAATACAGTATCTGTTGCAGGATTAGTACCTCCTTGTGCTGTAAACATATACATGTAAACAGGGTAAGCTAATGTAGTAGAACTTATAACACTTCCTTGGTCAATTGTACCAGGTCTTGCAGTAGATATAATATAACCTCTTCTAAAGGTAATAAGTTTAGGTCCAATACTTTGGTTTGCATCATCTAGTTGAGACCATTTTTGATATGCAGAATCCTCAATAAACCATTCTTCTATATTAACATAGTCTTTCGTAGAAATAAATGTTTGACTTATCCATTGGTCAGTTCCATTTGTTTCCTTGTACTTAAATGTCAATACAGCACCAGCTTTAATTGGTCTATCTTCATCATCACTTGGGCTAACACTCCAATTGTCAAATGTAAAGAAAGTTGGAGTTGTAAGTGCATAATATGTTGGGTCGGGACCATAAGTATCTCCACCAAAAATATTCTTACCTAAATCACTTCTACAGTTAACAACCCAATAGTCGTCTAATCTATGCCCTGTGTTTGCAGCAAAATTAATATCACAACTTTGTCCAGAATATGTTAGTGTTTGGTCTACACCAGCTGTTATAGCTTGGTTACTAGCAACAAGAACTTTATATGCACCATCATAAGTAGCATAATATTTAAAGGTGTCTGTTACGCCTACACTATCTATTTGTACATAGAATCTAATATCATTAGTACCTGTAAATATATTAGAATCGCCAGTGGTCATATCATTTAATCCACGACCATAGAATATAGCATTCTCAGCAACATCAAATCTAAAATCAACAGGAGCTAATGTACTTAATCCACCTGCATTAGAATCTGTATAATACGTAACAGGAGGCAGAACAGTATCCTCTATTTTTATTTTAAAATATATACCAGCTGGCTGATCAACATTTGACGTGTTTAAGAAGTTAGCTGACTTCGATTGGATGTCTAATATCTTATATTGAATATTAGTATTAGATGACTCTCCCTTTAAATAAACATAAGACCCAACGGATATTTTATCTTGGTCTGCTTGGTTAATCAAAAACCACTTAAACTGACCGTCCTTAAAATAAGTTAATGGGAATACATTGTAATAATCCTGCTTATCCTGCTTAATCATAAAGCGATAATGTGTAGCAAAAGATGGTGGCTGATAAGTACCATCAATTGTGATACGAATATTATTCGCATCAACAGCATTAGCAGGAGGTATGTAAATTGTATTGGTATTATTTGTTGGAGTAATTACAGTAGTTGTTCTGCCGTAGTCATCTAAGTAAACAATACCAATCTCATAATCTCTATTACTCTTAAATGTAGGAGTAGGCGTTCCACTTACTACAGAGTTAGATAATAAAGATACCGAGAAATCAGGATTAATAGGTTCGTAGTTATCCTTCAGTAAATCAAAAAACTGAGTATAATTACCATATACTAATCTACTTCCAATTAATTCTTGTGATTTAGCCTTAATAGGAACATTATCAAACAATCTATTTACTTGCTCAATTGGCAATAATGTAAATACTTTATTGTTTTTAAATTGAAAAGAATATTCCGTATTATCAGCATATCCATTTGCCTCTTTAATCAAATTATCAATTACATAAGTATTAGTACTTAATGTATCTCTAAAAACCAACTGAATCTCTTTTACAGTTTTAGGCCCAGAGTTGAAAGTTATATCTGCTGTGTTAAAGTTGTTAACCATAGATACGTTCTCTGATACACCATAATCGTATGCATATTCTTTTGGAAAGAATGCTACAGGTGAGAATGGAGATAGAGCACTATACTCATTGTCTAAGTATTTATATCTATAAGAAAAGTATAAAAACTTATTCTCTAAGTTATTAGCTTCGCCTTCTGTGTATAAATTAATTGTTGGTGCAGACAATGGAGGAGCTAAGATAACATTGATGTCAGCCTCAGTAAATCCATTTACAGCATAATTCTTCGCACGATCAATATTAATCCTACGTGGAGGATTTAGATTGTCAGTCCAAAAAAGCAACCCGTTAATATAATTGATACCTGTAACAAAAAACTCCTTATTAAAGCCAAGTTTTGAGGTTGTAGTAGGCGTTTTAGTTGCCTGAATAACAGGTGTTGTTAAATCTAATGTTTCATTGTATTCATAAATAGCATCTAAGTAATCAGATGCTACTAACCAATAAATAGAATTGTTAGTCTCGTAAGCCAAAGAACCAATACAAGTAGCATTGGTTAACTCATAGTCAGTTCCTTTTAATATATTACCTAAATAGTTTTGAGCTACTCCGTTACGCGAACCATCTTCCTCGACAAAAGCTCCGTCAGAATCGCCCACAATAATATTGAGTGCATCTCTATAGGCACCATCAGGTAAGAAGTGAGGGTCAAGATCCTTGTTCATCACCCCCGAAAGGAAATTTCTTTGAAGTTCTATCATTTACTTAATCCACTTAGATTGGCCTCTCATACTCATTAGTAAGCGACCTGGGTGTAAATTACTTAATCTAATCTTTGCGTTTCTCCAGTTAGAAACTTTTTCTTTACGAGCTCTTGAAATAACATACTCAGGCTGATTTGCCTTTGTATTCAAAATAGCCCACTTAATATATGAGTAGATATATTCTTCAGCTAACTTGTTGATAACGATTTGATTGTCATCACCTGGATACAATCCATCTGAAATATATTCTAATACTACAGAGCGATTAAACATGCCTGAGCTAAAGTTAATAACGCCTGCAGCCTTATCTACTCTGAATGTAGGGTTTACGTTTGCTACCTCAGTATTTAATCCATAAGCGGCACCAAATCCCCAAGTGAAATACCAAAGACCATCTACATACCAACCCCACTGATTATTGAATGGGCATAACATATAGTTCTCTCCATCAATGCGAGATAAGTCTAGTTTAGATGTTCCTTGTAATGCATTCCCTTCGTCATCAAATAAAATTTGATACTCATCATCCTGTAAGAATTCAATAGATGAATTAGCCTGAGGATTCTCAGTCATTGGATATAAGTTGCCACCCCAGAATAAAGATACACGAACATAATTCACGTAATCGGGAGGCAAGATAAACTTAAGGTCGTGTCCAACTTCTAACTGCAAAGCATTAGTCTGACGATTACCATCATAGTTTAATTCTTGTACAGCTCTCTTTGCGTGAAATAACACCTTATATCTGTTGATATTATTCAACAAATCGCCATCATCTGTATACATTAAGATAAAGTTGTTTACAACATCTCCTAATGTTACATTCTGATAAGAGCCCCAATTGGCATCAGTGGGTGTTACCCCATCATTGGTATAATATTTTTCCTGATTCATTATTGTTGTTTTTGATCAGTGTACGCTTCTTCTGCTCTTGCCGCTTGAACCACATCCATTTCTCTAATGTTAACACCTGCATATTCACAAATCTTAACAACTAACTTAGGGAAGTCAGATATAGCCAACTCGAAATCTTGGTAGTCATTAGCTGATTGATTAAACAAAGGGCTACCGTTAACTACTGTATATGTCCACTTTGGATCTTCTGGATAGCGAACATAATAAATATTAATGTTATCTGTAATAGTGTTCGGATACACAGCCACCTGACTCCCTTGCATAACGTACGTAGGATATGTTTCTGTAGGTGCTGTTAAATTGGAATTAAGCAAATAATATAATTTACCTTGGTCCACATGAGTAACCTCTTTACCATTATAGTATAGTACATTTAATAAGAAAAAGTTTTCAGGAAGGTCAAACTTAAAGTCCGTTCCATTATAAACCAAGTCAGTATTTCTAGAAAAGAAATCAATTGTTTGGTCTAATTGCTTAGTGATATCTGAATAGCCACTAGTCTCCATACCCTTCAAATCGCTAATCTTAGCTTTTTGAAAGTCATAGAAATATTGTTGGAATAATTCTAACTGAGCCTGCTTTGCAAAGCTGTTGAATTCTTCTGGCGTAATAAACCCATTATTATCCTTGTTGATAATATTTAGGACAGTATTTCGTACGGAATTTATCATAATGACAAAGATAATAAAAAAAGGGCACTCAGTGTGCCCTCTTAATTTAGCGATATTTTTTAGATAATAACTCGTAGATATCTAAACCGTCATTGCTTTGGAGCCATGACACGAGTAGTTTGGCGGGGTCTTCTCCAAATGGAACACCCATCAACTTATTCTTATTGTCAGGCAGGTTAAAGAAGATGTCACGTTTCTTATTCTTCAATACAAACGTACCATCTTGCAATGCCTTAGCTGCGATATCATTCAACTTAAGCTCAGGGTCATTTAACATGTTCATGAAATCGTAAGGATGGTTACGTGCATATAAAATTAAGTCACGTCTCAATTCCTCTGTAGTTAAACGATCAACACGAGCACCTAATAGTACACGTCCTAATGCATCAGCTGTATTGATATCTAAATCACGTGCAGCAAGTTGTGCATCTAATTGAGAGTACATAACCTCAATCTGATTGTTTGCATCTCTCTGAGTATCAACCTCTTCGAACAATACACCATTATCTGGGTGTAATTCTAAAAATTGTTGCAATACTTGGTTGTATTTGTTAACAGCTAATAATCCATCTTCAAAGATGATTGGCTCTAAAATAAAGTTACCATCTTGCTCATCTTCAAATGGAGACTTCTGGTTAACTGCATAGCGTAAAGCTCTGTTAAGACCTTTGGCAGCATCAAAGTGGAGTAATGATTTATTTCTAGTATTTCTACTAGCAAGCATAAAGCTGATAGGGAATGTTTTTCTTTTAAGGACATAGATCTTGTCCTTTAATTCTTTCTGAGTTGACATTATATTTGATTTTAAAATTTAAACAAATTAAATAAGGGGAGACCGAAGCCTCCCCCTAAGTTTACTAGTTCTCGAACAAGAAGAAGTTGTTCGCACCAAGAGTACATAAAGCACGCTCAGATAAGAAGTTAACTTCCATTGCATCTAAAGAACTTGTTTGAGCACCACCAGCAGAACCAGTGATCCAAGTTTTGTAACGACGATCTTCAGTTTCAGAAGCACGGTAACGTACGTGTAAGAACGGACGCTTAGCATTCTTTCCTAAGATTTGATCGTATACGTTAGTAGAACCTGCAGGTACCAAGATACCGTTGATAGCTCCACCTACGATTCCACCACGAGTAGTTGCATCGTTTAAGTATTTCCAGTCAGTCTTGTAGAAATCGTATCCACGCTTAAAGCCTGTGAAACCTAAGTTTAACGCCATTTGCTCGCTGTTATCGAACAAACCGTAAGAAGTACCACCTGAACCATAAGAGTTTTGTGATGCCAACATATCGTCGATATCGAAACCAAACTTACGGTTTAAGAAGATAACGTTCTCTTGGATTGCTCCTTGCTTGTCAAGACGTTGGATGATAGAATCGAAGTCAGACAAAGTAGTTGGGTTACCACCTGCCCAAACGTTTCCACGCTCTGCAACTGCATTGAATAAACCTTGAGTACCAGCAGCACCAGGTTGTACTTGAGAAGAAGCAACAGTTAAGTAAGTAGCAGCAGCTGAACCAGCTTCTGCAGGAACACCTTCAACCATTGACATCTCTAAGTAATCTTCGAAACGTAAACGAGTCTCGTGCTCAGATTTGATGTACCATAAGTAACCAGTAGCACCATTCTCAGAAGTTACTTCAACCCATCCGATTTGAGCCATGTCAGAACCAGAAACAGCATACTTATCTTTGATGATAATTGGCTTGTTTTCGAAGAAGATATCTTGAGACTCTAAAGAACCGTCCATTCCTAATGAACCTTTAGTGAATTCAGAACCGTAAACGAATGCAGTAGAAGCAGTATCTACAGCGATTGATTGTCCTGAAGCAGCATAGTAAGCTACTGTGAAAGTGTTAGCAGTTGTATCTACTGCAGTGATAACCGCTTTGTCAGAAGCTGAACCAGCGTTTGCAGATAAGAATACAGTTTGGTTAACACGGAAGTTAACAGTTACATCTGCATCTTCAACAGTCCACACAGCTGTATCTTGTCCTGCAGCAGCTGCTGAAGTACAGTTTACATACTTAGTGTGTAAACGACCTTGCTCTGCCCACTTAATTAAGTCAGAGTTAGAAGGTAATTCTGCACCTACCATACGTAAGAAAGATGCAATAGAACGATTACCATAACGCTCGAATTCAGCCTCGTAAGTATCAGGAAGATACTGATTTAAGAAATCGAAGTTAGTAATGTAGTTTGTAGGCAATGTTGCCTTTACCGCTGAGGGCTCTAATTGAAAGCCCGGGGTAGCTTGAACTGATCCAGCCATTGTTTTTGTTTTTTGGTTTTAGTTTTTTAAAGATTTAATCTTAAGTCTGTTACCATGGTCACTATCCAATGCTGTTACTTTAAACCCACCTTTGTCGATATTTTGTGGAGCATTTCTAACGCTCATATCGATGTTCTTGCTTTGACGAACTGAGTCATCAATTGCATCTGCTTTGCCCATATCATAAAAGAATTTGGCCATCGCATCCGGGTTCATTGCCGCAGCAATTGTTTTGTGATACTGTTTAGCATCCTTAATGTATCCATTTTCATCAACGAAATTAGTGAAGAATTTGGAAATGTCTGTTTGTTGAGCTTTCAGCTGCTCTGGAGTTCCAGGTTTATAAGATACTTCCTTATCTCCAACTTTGAAATCAAAACCTTTGAATTCATCAGAGAATAATTCATTTGTCTTATTCATAAAGTACTCCGACTTTTTAGCCTGCTCTTGCTGCATAGCAGTAGATTGGCTGATATATTGCTTGTAAGATTCCAAAGCCTCTTTGTCCTCAGCAGGAATAGCAGCTTCCATCCTCGACTCAAGGGGAGCTTTATATTTTTCCTTTTGTTCTTCAAAGTACTTTGACGCCTTGCCAAGTTCTTTTTTAAGTGCTAACTTCTTGCGTTTGATTTCTTTCTCGTCATCCATCTCCTCATCGTATCCAAACTTTGATTCGTATTCGAATGCGATATCCTCATCATCAAAATCAGGATTAGTCTCACGCATGTAGTCAGCTAGAAGTCTTTCTGGGTTAACCTTAGAAAAATCTTGGTTAACACGATAGAAATCTTCTAAACCACGACCTGTCTCTTTCTTGAATTTTAAGAAAGCATTTACATCTTCAGGAAGTAACTCCTGTTGTTGTGGTTTTTCTACAAATAATTCATCCAAAGAGTTAACCTCCTTGTTGAATTTTGTTTTTAAATATGAAAGAACGTCGTTATCTCCAAATTTAGGTGATTCAATAACCGGCTCTTCTGCAGGTGTTTCTATAACAGGCTCTACAGGTTCAGCCATTTTTTGTTCGTGCTCATCAAGCAACTTTTGCTCGATTTCTTGCACAGACTTTTCTTCAAAGTCTACAAGTTTTACTTGAATATTATCCATTTAATTTAATTTAGTTGCACAAAAGTAATAATAAAATTTATCTTGGGTTGAATTGCTCTAAATCAAAGCCGTCTAGCGAATCTTCTTCTGATTCGAAGTTCATTGCTGGAAGGTCTTTTTGACGTTGTTCAATTAACTTAGATTGTTGAGTAGCTTGAAGTTTTGTGCGATCGTCTTTAGCTTTCTCTTTATCCATATCTAGCTGCTTAACTTTCTCCACTTCCATGCCTCTTAGTTGCATATTGTAGTTGAATTCAACAGCCATAAGTTGTTCTTTAATCTGTGCTTCAGCTTGCATGCGCTGAATATCAAAATTCATCTGAGCTTCAGCAATTTGTGCTTTAGCCTGAGCCTCTGCTTGTACTTTTTGTAATGCTGATTGAGCGGAAGCCTGAGAAGATTGAATATTACCCTGAGTCTGCATTTGAATCTTAGCTTGCTCATTTTGCATATCCTTCTTTTGCTTATCCTTACGCTTCATCTTAAGTAACTCATTAGCCAACTTAAGATTCTTCATTTGACGGATATCAATAGCATCCTCAAGAGTGATTTGGTCACGCTGTAATGCCATCTGAATGTTAGCTTCTAATTGAGCCTTCTCTTCTTCGTCAGGAGCAACCTCGATGAAAATACCAAAGTCGTGTAGGTACAAGTCTTTAATCTCTTCTAAAAGACCAACAGCATACTTACCAATTTGCATCGTAAACTCTTCTTTGAAATCAGAGTATTCTAAGATATCGGCAACACGAAGCGATAACGCTTCAGATAATCTACGAGTGATAAATAAACTTCCTTCTAAGATGTGGCGAGTTGCTGTATTTGAATTTAAAGCAGCAAGTTTCTGCACGCCAACTAATGCATCAGGATTTGGTGTCGAAGCATCACGAGCCTCGTTCAATCCTGTTACATCACGTATCATACTTAGGTACTGATTGTAGGCATTAATTAATGCAGTAATCTTACCTTGACCACTATTAGTATTAAGCTCTTGAATAGGAATACGACCATGGTTTAATTCACCATCTGTTGTCATACTACGTCCAATAACACTACCCGTTTGGAAATACAAACGAAGAGCATCTTCAGGATTATAAGAACCACCTGTACCTAAGTCAACCTCATTAATACCATCAGCATCAATAAACACACCATCTGGCACAACACGTTGTAGAACTTGTTGTAATTTAAGATGGGTCATTTGAATTAAGTCAGCAAAAGGAATCATACGACGAGTCAATGACTCAACAATTCCTTTGTACATTCTTGGTGCTACAGCGATGTAGTTTGGTAACGCATACTGAGAAGCAGACTTAGGGCGAACCATATTGCGAGCAAGCTCCCACTTAAGTAAATAAGGAGATCCAGGTACCATAATACCTTCGTACCATACATCAATTCTCTTCTCAATTCTTTCGAATCTTTCTTCAGTTCCTTCAGGAGGGTTGAAATTTTCATCTTTTTGTATTACACGAACGCCATTGTTCTCAAGATATTTCTTCTTGTAAACAAACGTCTTGTCAGTTTTATAATTAAAATATAATAACGTAACTACATCTCTGTTGAAGATATCGCTACGATAAGGACGCATAATTCCATAATAATTGTACCACGCTGTCCCTAATTGTTGAATCTCTGCTAGCTCCTCTTTTGTAATGTCTGGCTTAATCTTAATTAGTTCAGTGATTGGTACTTGTTTTACTTCTCCCCAATAGAAACAATCGTCAAATGTTGGAGATTCTGTGTAACTATAAACAATATTAGCGGGGTCAACATACTCAACACGAACTCCTGTTCCCGGTACAAACGAGTGCTTTACTACTCCGATACCGATGGTTGTGATGTCGTAGTCGACCCTTTTACGAACGTCTTGATAATGGTTTAAATCTAAAATAGTATTGATTGCCTCCTCTTCAGCAATCTCAATTGCAGGCTTATAATTAAGCTGCATATATAACGATAACTCTTGGTCGTTCTCAGGTAAATCATCCTCAGGAACATTGAATGCATCAATGCCAAATTCTTGCTTAGTCTGAACTAAGAAGTCTTTAGCAATCATATCTGCCTCAACCATCTCTTGAAACTTAGAGCGTTTGTTAGATGACATTGCATCTTGTGCATATGCTTTAACCTCAAATAAGCGGTCATGCATACCGTTAACAACGATGTCAACAAACTTAGGGATGATTGGTACAGGAGTCCAATCTAGGTTAATGTGCGACATATCGCCATCAACTTCTAATTGGCTTTTATATTTAGCTACTGGTTGTTCACCACTAGCGTATAATCTAACTCTATGGAAATCAATCCATTGTGAATAGTATCGGCAACTATTGCCAGTCTTTGCAAACCATTCATATGAAATGCTTTGCCCAATTCTTAAGCCATATTCCCATGATGCCTTTTCCTGATCAGTCGCTAACTGCGAAGGGAATTGGGTATCTGGCATTAATATTCCAAGAGGTTTGTTCATATCTTGTTAATTCTACTGAAGGAACCAGTGTTATCGTAAGTTGCAAATTTAATGCTTATTTTTGACTCTTTTTTCTCAGGCAAATATACGTGCTTTTGATTTGCCATAATAGCATATCCCGAACTAATTGACGCATCAAATTTAGTTCTGTCGTTTACATCGAATCTAGCCCAGTCCTGAAGCGTCTTATTGAACGGCATATCGCCTATTTCATCAGGCTGACGGTAGTTGCCCTCCATGTCTAATCCCACAAAACGCTCGATGTATGTCTCGATTGCCGTGGCGTGTGCCTGCTTGATATCTTCACTTGATGATGGTATACCACCAATCTCTCTTTCTGTGAATGACAGTTTGTGTGCGTGCTTATCAGGACGGTTCATCGAGAACCCACGATAGCCTCTGTTCTTAAAGTGATACAGCAAGCGTGCTTTATTATTCTCGCAAAGAATAGGCATACCATAGAACACGCAAGCCATCAGTACCTCCTCAAAGAATATCTCTGCAGTCTGTGGACGAGCAATGTATTCTAAAAAGAATTGGTTAGATGGTGCACCTGTCATATTAAACTTAGTTAACCCGTGTAGCGAACCATTTGATCCACCAAAAGTTGCACCTGAGATATCATAGGGGTCACATCCAAACGCACCGATATGCTCGTTGCCCGGATACCTATTCCCATTCTTAGTGATATAGTTATTATTAACACCTGGTCCCGGTATCCAAGATACTAGGAACCGACCATTCTTATCGGGTGTCCAAATTACTTTGGTGTCCTTCTCTCCATTAGCCCAGTGAAAGTACCCGCGTGTTACGACGTGGTCTTGTACTAAGCTGTCATTATAGTCTATCTGCTGATAGATTTTAGTCAAGTTAAATAGAGATGACTTAGTCTCATCACGAAAAGCATGTGATTCTGTTCGAGGGAACTGACGATAGAATTCATTCAGTGCATCAGGGTTAGCCTTTAGTGATGACACCTCATTGTTCCAATACTCAATTACGCCTTGTGTTATCCAAGTACCCTCTGCTGAGCGTACAGGTTTCTCAGGTCGTTCTAAGACTGCGTGACCGTACTCGTCAATATATCCCTCAAAGTTATACTCCATTGGAATAAAGAGCGAATATAGACCCGAAATAGTCTGGCCATTCTGGTTTCTTTTCTTGACGTTCGAGTCATAATAAATACGTTTATAGTTTTCTCCACCTTTATCTAGTGCATTAGATGTTGACCCCATCATACACTTACCGATGATCCTAGCACCTAAACGAAGACAAGTTTTTCTGACACGCCAACCGTTCTCTATGTTCATAGGACGCTCTAGCTTAGCAGCTTCATCCTCAACCAAATATAATAATTTTTCTCCATCATAGGAGTTGTCTGCTGTGTTTCGCCAGTCAATAGTTGTATCCAATCCATCAATTTCTTCCTCGTTCTCCTCGTGCATATTCTTACGAGTAATCTTAGAAGCTGGCACACGGAAGGCAAGCTCCGTCTTAGGAGTTGTCATACCATCACGTACCGGTTGGAAAAAGAATGGATAGTTGTTCGCAATCGGAACTACCTTATCGGTAAACATCTTCTTAGCATCGGGACCTGTCTTAGATGTTAAACCTATACGAGCATCCTTAGCTAAAGTTGCAATATTTACAGCTTCTGATGATGCCATAAATGAGAATCCTGAACGACGGTTCTTAAGGTAGCACATGCCAAAGCATCTGCTGTCAGCCTTGCACGCTTCCCAAAATATAAAGAATATCCTGTTTGACTCACGGAAGTCGGGATGACCTACGTCAGTCTTTGACCATTGCAGGTACATATAGTGTGCACCTGTGATGTAAGTCTTCTCGCTATTATTAATAAACCAATAGCCTAACTCACGTCTATCAAACTCTTTCTCGATATAGTCTACCCATTGAGACTTAAATGAATTGTCACGACGGTTCCAATCAAAGATGGTCTTGATGCGAGATAGTTCCTTTGGAAGCTCATTTGCCTTCCACTTATTGCCATCATAGTCAACATTATCAGGAGCTAGTGGCAGAGCAACCCTTAGACCACTGATATTATACACCTCTCCAATCGTGCCATCTTTTGACACGACCACAAAGTCGTACTCAGGATCCCATCCATACTCCCAATCCTTCTTTGCATTTCTTTTTGCAAGAATCTTCTCAGGAACATTAGAATCTTCAATATAGAATAAACTCATATGTATTTATTCACAATATTATTTGATTGATAAAAAATGTCACGAACCTTCATAGCATCTTCTATTTTTCTATACGAACCAAGTTGTACGTATTTGTTTTCGTGTCTAACTCTAACTTGAAAACTGTTCGAATGCCAAATGATATTAGGTTGACCTGTTTTTGTTTTACGCTTTAAATCACGATGTACAGAATTTTCCCTATGAGAAACCCACTCTAGATTACTTAGATTATTATTTAATCTATTACCATCTATGTGATTTACGCATTCTTTTTTGTTTTGAAGAAATGCATCGGCCATCATTCTGTGAACTGATAAACTTTTCAGTTTGCCATCTTTAAATAAAGTGACAGAATAATATTTAGATCGTATTCTTGGTTTTTTAATTTTATTGAATCTGCAATTTTTTACTCTACCCAAATTGCTTACTTCATAAAGTTCTTCATAACCAACTATTGGTTTCCAAATTTCGTTTTCCATATTATTTCCCTTTTGCTCTCTGTTCTGCAAATCCTCTGTTAGTTGGAATATTATTACTAACAACTCCTTCTATTATATTCTTTTCTTCTTCAACTCTTTTAAGAATCTCAAATGCATCAAGAATAGCTAACTTCTTTGCTGCGGCTGCATTCTTTAGTTTGTCTGCAGACAAGTCATCCTCCATGTGGGTGACAATCTTCTCCTCAGCAACCTTAATCAACTCCTCGACAGCTTTATATCCAGAGTCAATGATGCGTTTCTTTAACTCAGTTATTTTGTTCATCTAATTTAATTGTTAGATTCTTAGTATACATACGGTACACTTTCTCACCATCAATATAGAATGGATACTCGCTCTCA